CCAATTTGGAGATGGATCAGTACAAAACCTAGATAATTTTTCAGCAAAACGTATTGCTGCTTGTTATGCACAGTTAGATGATACACACAAGCAACAGTTCCAATACTTGTTGAACAAAGATGCTTCTACTTATCAAACTGCTCTTGACTTTGCCGTAAGAAACGTATAAAGTTAAACAGATGTCTGATAACATCAATACAGCAATTCTAGAAAGATTAGAAAAAGTTGTTGACACCTTACAGGAAAACTCTGTAAAGATGGGTCAACTACTTGCTGTACATAATGAAAAATTAGACAAACAAGATAAGGTAGATGAGGTTCTGTTTGAGAAGCTAGACAGAATTACCACTGACTTAGCAAGAGAGACACTTGCTATTAAGAAAGGATGTGAGAGAGACATAAGACTGGTTGATGATAGACTTCGTTTGATGGAGAAAAAAATGTGGACAATAGCAGGAGCACTATCTGTGATCTGCTTCCTTGTATCCACACCAGGTCAGGCACTCATTAAAAACTTGACACCTTCGGCACCACCTGCTAGTATATCTGCAGTGGATATGCCTCTTAGTGAGTTTTCTTGACGTAAAATATATCAACTTAATATCCCCTCGCCTGACTCTTTTCAGTCGCAAGAAGGCAGACCTGTATAATTTCAGGTGTCCTTACTGTGGTGACTCTAAAAAGAGACGCAACAAGGCTAGGGGATATTTGTTTAAGATTAAAAATAATTTTACGTATAAATGTCACAATTGTGGCGTTGGTAGATCACTTGCGAACTTCTTAAAAGATCATGATGTAAATCTTTATGATCAATATATCATGGAGAAATTTAAAGAAGGTAGCACTGGCAAGGGGACTGCTACACCAAGTCCCAAATTTAATTTTAGCGAACCAAAATTTGTCAAAATCAACCCTGATCTTGAGAAGATTTCTTCGCTAAATAATTCTCACCCAGCGCGAGTCTATCTTGAAAAACGTGGTATCAAAGATCTAGATTACTTCTATTATTGTCCGAAGTTTAAGGAATGGACAAACAAACAAAAGAAGACATTTGATACCCTGAGACAAGATAGTGATCGCATCATCATCCCATTCAAAGACAAACAAGGGAAGTTGTTTGGATATCAAGGCAGATCGCTAGCCCCTAAGGCAAAGATCAGATATATTACGATCATGCTTGATGAAGATCAACCCAAGATCTTTGGATTGGATAGAGTTAACACAGACGAATCAATTTACATTACAGAAGGTCCTTTTGATGCGACGTTCATTAAAAACTCGGTTGCCATGGCTGGTTCCGATGCTGATATTAGGTCGTTTAATTGGAGCGATCATATTTGGATTTTTGATAACGAACCACGCAATAGAGAGATCGTCGCCAGAATCTCCAAAGTCATTGACAGAGGAGATAAAGTAGTTGTTTGGCCAAAAAATATACTACAGAAAGACATCAATGATATGCACCTCGCTGGACATGATGTGCAAAATTTGGTAGAATCAAATGTCTACCAAGGATTACAAGCAAAATTAAAATTTAACGATTGGAAAAAAGTATGACAAACGGGAACGGAATTAAAGTTCGTAAGCGTGACGGGTCTCTGACCCCTCTGAATCTTGATAAGATTCATAAGGTAGTAGAAGAAGCTTGCGAAGGGTTAGGGAGCGGTGTGAGTGCTTCTGCAGTTGAAATGAATTCTGGTCTGCAGTTCTTTGATGGTATTGAAACAAAGGACATCCAAGAAATTCTAGTGCGTTCTGCTAGTGACCTAATCAGTCTTGATAGTCCTAACTATCAATTCGTTGCTTCTCGTCTTTTATTGTACGGTGTATACAAGCAAGTCTTTGGATCAGAGTGGGTTCAAGGTCTTCCTTCAGTGCTTGATCATTGCTACACATGTGTAGAAAAAAAGGTATATGATTCTGAAATTATTGATAAGTATACATACGAAGAGTGGACTAAAATTAACTCTTGGATTGATCATGACAGAGATACTTTATTCACTTACGCTGGTCTTCGCCAAGTAGTTGACAAGTATCTTGTACAAGATCGTAGCTCCAATGAGGTATACGAGACACCTCAATACATGTACATGATGATTGCTGTAACTCTGTTCAGAGATTATGGTGAAAATCGTTTAGATTATATCAGACGTTATTACAATGCCATTTCCAAACACAAGATCAACATCCCGACACCGATCATGGCAGGGGTCAGAACACCCCTTCGTCAATTTGCATCTTGTGTTCTCGTTGATGCTGATGACACCCTCAATAGCATCTTTAGCAGCGATATGGCTATTGGCAGGTATGTCGCTCAGAGGGCTGGCATCGGCATTAACGCTGGCAGAATCCGTGGGATCAACGCTAAAATCAGAGGCGGAGAGGTACAACACACAGGTGTTGTCCCCTTCCTCAAAAAGTTTGAAGCAACTGTCAGATGCTGTACACAAAACGGCATCAGAGGTGGTTCTGCTACAGTTCACTTTCCTATCTGGCACCAAGAAATAGAAGACATCCTAGTTCTTAAGAACAATAAAGGAACTGAAGACAACAGGGTTAGGAAACTAGATTATAGTATCCAAATTTCAAAACTTTTCTATGAAAGATTCATTGCGAATGGAAACATCACCCTATTCTCACCTCACGATACGCCAGGTTTGTACGATGCTTTTGGCACTGACGAGTTTGATGATCTCTATACACGTTATGAATCTGATGGATCTATTCCAAAGAAAACTATTGGAGCTCAGGAACTTATTCTAGATTTGTGTAAGGAAAGAGCAGAGACTGGTCGTTTGTATATCATGAATATTGATCATTGCAATAGTCATTCTTCCTTCCAAGATAAAGTAAGTATGAGTAACCTCTGTCAAGAGATTACACTCCCTACTACACCATTAGAACACATTGATGGAGATGGCGAAATTGCACTTTGCATCTTGTCTGCTATCAATGTAGGTAAGATTAATAAGTTAGATGAACTTGAAGATCTATGTGACCTTGCTGTACGTGGTCTTGAAGAATTGATTGATTATCAAGAGTATCCTGTTAACGCAGCAGAACGTAGCACACTTGCACGTCGTTCTCTTGGTATTGGTTATATCGGATTAGCACATTACCTAGCAAAAAATGGATACAAATACGAAGATCCAGCAGCATGGAAACTTGTCCATGACTTGTCTGAAGCTTTCCAGTTCTATCTACTCAGATCCAGTAACACAATCGCACAAGAAAAAGGTGCATGTGAGTACTTCTCTCGCACCAAGTATGCAGACGGTATCCTCCCAATTGACACGTACAAGCGTGATATTGACGAGTTCTGTGGCACTGAGTTGAATTATGATTGGGATAGTCTTAGGTCAGATATCAAAGAGTTCGGACTCAGGCACAGCACTCTGTCCGCACAGATGCCTTCGGAGAGCAGTTCCGTTGTGTCAAACGCAACCAATGGAATTGAACCACCTAGAGCATACTTGTCCACTAAGAAGTCAAAGAAAGGACCTCTCAAGCAGATTGTCCCTCAGTTCGGTAGTCTCAAGACTAACTACACTCTTCTTTGGGACATGAAAAATAATGATGGATATATTAAAATTGTAGCAGCGATGCAGAAGTTCTTTGACCAAGCAATTTCTGGAAACTGGAGCTACAACCCAGAAAATTATCCTAATAATGAAGTTCCTGTTTCAGAAATGGCAGGTGACCTTCTTAAAACGTATAAGTATGGATGGAAGACTTCCTACTACCAGAACACATACGATCAGAAAGGAGAAGAACCTGAACTGACTGAAGAAAAGAAACAAAGTATTGAAGATTTATTAACAGACATTTTAGAAACAGAGGAGGAAGACTGTGACAGTTGCAAAATTTAGAACTAACAACGAACCCATGACTAGCGTAGAAGGCATGACAGTATTCAACACTGATGTTGTTGATACTACCAAACAAACAATGTTCTTCGGTCCTCCTCTAGGAGTACAAAGATATGATAAGTTTAGGTATCCTATCTTTGATAAGTTGACACAGAATCAACTTGGTTTTTTCTGGAGACCTGAGGAGGTATCTCTACAGAAAGATCGCGCTGACTATCAAACTTTAAATAATGCACAAAAACACATATTTACTAGCAATCTCAAGTATCAGATCCTCTTGGACTCCGTACAAGGTCGTGGTCCTGGCATGGCTTTCATGCCTTATTGCAGTCTACCTGAGTTAGAAGGATGTATGAATATCTGGCAGACCATGGAGATGATCCATAGTCGCTCATACACCCACATTATCAAGAATGTATATGCTGACCCCTCTGACGTTTTTGACCACATTCTAGACGACGAGAAGATCCTCCAAAGAGCACAATCAGTTACTAAAGCATATGATGAATTCCTTAATGTTGCTCAGGAGTATGGCACTGGTAATATGTGGCGTGAAGGATGGAAAGATTCTCCAACTGCAAAGTGGGAGATCAATAATCTTAAACGAAATCTATACAGAGCAGTTGCAAATGTCTACATCCTTGAAGGAATCAGATTCTACGTATCCTTCGC